GGCAGTAATTAATTATGCCACAGCTACCAATAGAGAGGCTAGATACATTTAGCGGTGATGCTATACCTGATTTACTGTTAAATGTGTCATTAGGACAAATTCCTGATGCTAGAACAATATTTATAGTCGGGCATAACTTGGATATTACTGGAGGAGCAACAGAGATTTTATGGCCATATGGGGGCACTATTACTACTATCGGAGTATTCCCGCTGGCCCCAGTTACGTGCTATGTATCATCATCTAGCGTAGCCGATGTTGGAATGACAGTAAAGTTATCATGTATTGATGCTAACTGGAATATGGTAGATATTGGCGTTACTCTTAACGGCACTACTGCCGTACAGCTTCCAGTGCAGATAAGACGTGTAAGCAAGATGATAAATGTTGGCACAACGGCTACTATTGGCGAGGTATATGCAGGGACAGAGGCTGTTCCAGTAGTAGGTGTTCCAGCTATCGGTAATACGCTGAATATGTTTAGTGCGTTAGATCAGAATAGCCATTGTGCTTTTTATACCGTTCCATTAGGATACACAGCCTTCATAACTGAATTTGGTGGTGGAACTCCAACTAATGACGCATTAACAATATCGGGGTATTATTCAAATCCTGAGAGTAAAGTTTACCAAAACGGTATGCACGTTGCGGTGTATAGAAGTCATAAAACTCAGCTAATCCCTTATGTTTCAGTACCTGAGAAATCAGACATATACGTAGCAGGAACAGCACTTACCAATAATGTTTATGCCACTGGTGTGTTGGTTGGTATTCTACTCCCTAATCATTATCTAAAAACATAGCGTACTTCTCACTTTATATTATGTGATATGATTTTATTACGAGTTCTGTATGTCTGAAAGATACCCGAAAGGCCCTATCAGAGTACGGTGTCGAGAAGTGGCCTGAAAAGTACCCACAATAATCGTTTCAAAAACACTAATATAAGGACATACAATGAGTAAAAATCTCTCAGCAGTTGCATCAACTCAGTTTGATGATATGGTAAAACACGCTTTCCAAACATCAGGGAAGCTTCGTAATTACGTAACCATTCGTAATAGCATTGTAGGGGATACTTACAAATTCCGTGCTATGGGTAAAGGACTTGCCACACAGCGTACAGCTCCTTCAAGTGACACTATCCCAATGGATATTGCACACAGTTTGATTACTTGTACTTTGACTAATTGGGATGCTGACGAATATACAGACATCTTCGATCAAAAAGAAGTGAACTTTGATGAGGTAAACGAACTTGCTTCTACTATCTCTAGCGCACTTGGTCGTCGTCTTGACCAATTGATTATTGATGCTTGTATCAATGCAGGGTCATACGCTGGTACAGTTGGTACTGAGGTCGGTGGTGCTGGTACTGGTATGAATATGGATAAAATCCGTAAGGCAAAGCGTTACTTGGATGACCAAGGCGTTCCTATGGATGGCCGTGTTATGCTTATTTCTGCTGCTGGTCTTGAAGGTTTGCTAGGGGAAACTCCTGTAACTTCTACTGACTACAACAGCGTTAAAGCGTTGGTTAATGGTGAGCTTGATACTTTCGTTGGCTTCAAGTTTGAGGTAATCGAAACACGTGCAGAGGGAGGATTGCCTATTACTGTCGGTTTGGTTCGTGATGGTTTCGCCTTCCATAAGGATGCTATCGGTCTTGCTATCGGCATGGACATTAACACTAAGATCGACTGGATTGCTCAAAAGAAGTCTTGGTTGTCTGCTGGTCAAATGAAGTCAGGCGCTATTGCTCGTGACGTTCTTGGTATCGTTAAGGTACAATCAACAGAGGTAGCGTAAGCTACTCTCTAAAATAAAGGGGATACTATGGCGTTTACACGTGATAATTTACAAAAAGTTGCTGGCGGCGGTTCAAACGCTCCCGGTGTTTTCAGTTATCTTTCACCAGATAACAAGGCGGCTACTCTTGCAAGTGGTTATTTCAATTCAGCAACCAATGTACTTAATTTGGGTGACTTTATTTTGTGTCGTTGTTCTGATGGCGCACAAGTGGCTTCTGTTACTTCTGCTACTGATGCAGCGGTTGTTACAACTGTCGTTATCGCTCTAGCATAATGTGAAGGGGGCTATCCCCTTTCCTTTACTTATGGTAAAATATTGCAATAATTAAGGGAAAACTATGGCAACTTCAAAAGTATCAATCTGCTCAAATGCCCTAATCTTACTAGGGGATGCTCCTATATCTTCGTTTGATGACCCGGGAGCAGGAGCTACAACAGCTTCAAACCTATATGAATCAAGCTATCAAAACATACTATCTATGCACAGATGGCGTTTTGCTTCAAAGAAATCACCACTATCACGCTTTACCGATACGCCCCTAAACCAATATCAGTACCAATACCAAATACCTACTGATTGTATCGCTGTTATTACCGTGTATCCAGTAGGAGATTATGAGATTTATGATGATCGTATCTTCTCAAACAGCTCTAGTATTGACCTTGACTACGTGTACCGTGTTGATGAAAGCAAGTTACCGTTATGGTTTGCTAAGACTATGGAGTTTTACTTAGCTATGCAGTTTGCAATTCCAGTTACGGGCAACAGCTCAAGACTCGGAGAGATGCAACAGCTATTCACTCAGCAACTAAGATCAGCTAAGAACATTGATTCTACTATCAGACCTAACGCAGGGGTATTTGACAGTCCATTTACTTCTATTCGGTGGTAACATGAGGACAAAAGTATTACAAACCAACTTTACTGGTGGAGAGATTAGCGAAACACTTGCAGGACGTACAGAGCTAGAGAAGTATTATAAGTCATGTTCTACTGCTGAGAATGTAATCATAATGCCTCACGGAGGTTTAAAGCGCAGACCGGGCTTATCTCGTGTTGCTGGAAGCTATATTAACAAGTATTGCCGGCTAGAGTCGTTTGAGTTCTCCACTACACAACGCTATCTCATCGTAGTAGCTACGGACTTAATTCATATTTACAAAGATGGTACGCAAGTAGCAACAGTTACAAGCCCATTTACTACTACCGCAATGGTAGATAGTTTTGATATGGTCCAATCAGCCGATACGATGATATTTGTGCAGGAAGATTTACAGCCTCGTAAGCTTGTGCGTGGTGCTACTGATGCAACTTGGACTATCTCAACTATCACTCTCACCAATATTCCCACTTATGACTTCGGCTCAGGGGCAGAAGCCGTATGGAGTGCAACTAAAGGATGGCCTAGAACTTGCACCTTCCATGGAGGGCGTTTGTGGTTTGGTGGTAGTAAGTCTAAGATAAGCACAGCATGGGGTAGCGTAGTTAATGACTTTTACAACTTTAACTTAGGCACGGGATTAGCAGATGAAGCACTATTCGATACTCTTGATACTGACCAGTATAATGCTATTCAAGGCATATACTCAGGACGTAACCTACAAATCTTTACTAGCGGTGGAGAGTTCTATAATCCGTCTAAAGTCATAACCCCTAGTGACTCTTCATGGTTGATGCAAACAAACTACGGGGCTAAGAGAATACGACCAGTGAGTGTAGATGGTTCTACGCTGTATGTATCACGTAACGGTAGAGCATTACGTCAGTTTCTGTATAACTTCAACGAGGATGCTTTCGTATCGGTTAATGCTTTGTTAATGTCAGAGCATCTAGTTACAAACATTAGAACCGTGGATGTTCAAAAAGGCACACTTGATAATATAAGCGACTTTGTTTATGTGATTGATGATAATGGCAACTGCCTTGTGCTTAATACTATGCGTAGCGAGGATATTCTAGGCTGGACGCATTGGACTACTCAGGGGCTATTTAAAGATTGTGCGGTAGTAGGTGATGATGTTTACTTCTTGGTTACACGTGATAGCACGTACTATATTGAGAAACTGAACACAGCAACATACACAGACCATAATACAGTTAAAACTGGTACTGCGTTTACAACAGTAGAAACACTTGAAGAATCTCCTTTAACTTTCTGTCTCGCTCTCCACCTGCAATAAATGCAAAGGAAGGGG